TCTAAAACAATACTATCACAACAAAAAAAGAAGAAAGGGCAATTCAAATAATCTTTTGTTTGTAATAATGAATATACTAAACTTGAACCAATACCATCATAATTATCTATATCTATAAATATAAAATTATGATTTTCATAAGCAATTTTAAGAAATTCTTTAACAAGATGTCCTTGATATCCAAGGGTAATTATAAAATCTGTTTTTTTATAATCAAATTTATCTATAATATGACATATAGCAAATTTATTACCAACACGAATTAAAGATTTATTGAGATATTTTGTGATATTTCCTAAACGACTACCAATCCCACTTGTAGTTATTAAAACTTTTTTTTTAAAAATTCCATATAAATCATTTAATTTAGATATAATCGCATTAGATATTAATTCATCAATATTAATATTTATCTTTTCTTTTAATTTAATAAATGATGGATAAGAAAACGTATAATGACCACAAATAAGAATTAGTTTTTCTTTATTTTCATCAGGATTAAATGAATTTGATACCCATTTTTTCCATTTATTAGATTTTAAACATATATCATAAAAATCTTCAAATAAACCATTTTCTTTAAAATAATTTAAATAGATTGATGTTTCAATTTCACCGAATTCAGGAGCAATATTTATACATTCAAGACCACATTTATATTTATTTAAAATAGTTTTATTATCTACCCAATCTCCATTATGTTCTTTTGAAATTAAATTATATTTTTTAGCAATTTGAACCATATTTTTTAATTTTTCTTCATCAAATACACCAATATTTGATTTTTCTTTTAATGCTGTTCCTGCTTGAACTACTAAATATTTAATTTTTGAAAATGCCGATAAATTTAAACGATTTTTTAATTCTCTAACAAATGTTTCTAATTCATCTAATTCAAATTTTCTAATTGCTTCTTCAGTTGCTATTTCAAATTCTATATTTTCATTTAAAGAATGACAAAATTCAATCATTTTAATAGTTTCATTAAGACCTTCATTAAAATCTTGATATTTCTTAAATGGATCTATATGGATTATATCCATATATTTACAATCATGTTCTAATGATAAATATCCATCATCATCATATGTTCCTTGTGAATTTCCTGAATGGTCTCTCTCAATTTTTATATTAGCATTTTTTCCTTTTACATAAGATACAAAATCAGCAGTAGTCCAATTATTTACATATCCACCATCAAAATCTATTTGTCTTCTAGAAGGTATAAACGTAATTTCTTCATTTGTTTCATTTACAAATTTAATAACATTATCTACAACATTTTTACTCATAACACCTATGAAAAATTTCATTTTAATCTTAAATGAAATATAAAAATATGCCTTAAATATCTTTATAATTTAAATAAATAGCAACTGATTGATTATCATGTTGAGGATACATCATTTTAGCAAATCCAAGCATTCCAATCCATTTATATGAAACATTATATTTTTGTATATATTCATTTAATGCTCTTAATTCATTACTATCATTATTTATATTCACTAATTCATCAAATACAAATATACAATTATCATCTAAATATGGATGAATTTTTTCTAAAACATATTTAGTAGAACTATATAAATCGCAATCAATATGAACAAATGATATTTTTTTATCTTTATTAGAATTTATAAAATCATCTAATGTATCTTGAAAAAGCCCTTTTATTAATATTACATTTTTATTAACATCGGGAATATTTCCATTAACATTAAAAAAACCTTTTTTTAAAATTATATTATTATTATCATCTATCCAATCATCAGGCAAACCTTCAAAACTATCAAAACCATAAATATTATTTAATGTAAATTTTGATATATAATTAATAGTTTCACCTGAATAAACTCCAAATTCTAACCATAATGAATTATTATTTTCTATTTTTAAATCTTCAAACACATATTTAAGAGCATATTTATTAACATTAGGAATATCAAATATATTCATTTATAATAAAAAAATATAATATTAATATAAAAAAAATCGCATTTAAATATTAGATATATATAAATGAACCCAAATGATATTGAAAATAAGAATAAGATAATTAATAATTTTAATATATGTTTTGAAAATGAAAAGATATATATTTATAATAAGAAAAATTTAATTGATTATGTTAATAGATATCATGATAAACATAAGAAATTGGAAATAGATAAGGATAAATTATTGGAATATTTGAATTCATTAATTCAACAAGAAATTTATGATAAACTTATAAATGAATATGAAGTTTTAATAAAAATAAATGATAATAATTTAATTAATAAATTTGATATTTTAATGACTACATTAACAATTGATATTCCTATAATGAAGAATTATTTAAACCAATCAGGGAATATATTAATTCATTTTCTAAAAATATTCATAAAATTTTAACAGACGAAAATAATTTCATCTATTTCAATATTTATAATTTACATAAACCGGAAAAAAAGAATTCATTTCATAATAGATTTCATATGATTTAATGCGTTTTTCGGGTTCCATTGATATATATATTTATTTCATATGTATCAAATTATTATTTACTTTGTTTTTTGGAAATGTATTCCTAATTCATTCCAATGTAATATTTCCTGTGAGTGAATACATGTCTTTGGGTCTAATTCCATAAGAACACCATCAGCACCTAAACTATATTATATGGAACATCTTTTTTTAATTCATAAATATGTAAATAACATTTAACATATTCAGAAGATTTTTCATTTATTTCTAATGCTAACCAAAATTTGAAGTTTTAATATTATAAGGATTTTCATCCGTAGAACATCTATATAAAAAAGTTCCTTTTGGTAATTTAGTCTTATTCATATAAATCCTTCCAATATTAAATTTAAATTTGATATTGGAAGGATAATTCATTATCATCTATAATAATATCTTTAATATAAGGGGATAATATTTCTTCGACTATTAAAGATGGATTGAATTCATCATAATTCATAAATATTTTAAGGAGTTGCTCAGAAAATCCTGAAATCATCGCCGTTCCTTCAACATCACATCTAACCGGAAAATTTTCATTATGATCTGAATTCAAATTCCAGAAGATAAATTTAGGAGGTGTATAATTATTATCTTTATACATTTTAACAATATGTTCATATGTTGTATTCAAATCATAAGGATTATCAGTAACTTTATCAAATTCCATATCAGTTAATACCACGAGTTTTTTAGGCATTTCATCATCAGGGATTGAAAACAATTTCCCTAAATTAATAATTAATTCGGAACAGGATATAAAATTAGTATTAAAACCTACTGGAATTTTTAACATTTCTTTATAACATTCAAATAAACTATCTGAATTTAAATTAATAATCGCTGGTCTCTCACTAAATGAAATAATCTTCTTATGAAACTTGCCTTCACAACATAAAGAAATTAATATACCAAGTGAAATAGCACATCTAGCTGGGATATCACCATTACTCGCACTAAACATAGAACCGGATAAATCAATAATAGGAATAGCATTTTTTAATAATCCAGATGATTTAATATTATCTACGATAGATTTCCATTGTAATTCGATAGTTTCATTTTCTTTCTTGTTTTCAAAATAATATTTTAATAATTCATGGGGAAGAATACCCGTAATATTAATTTTTTCCTTACCATTACGAACATCTTTAAGATAATTTAAATATCTTTCCTTATCATGTTTTAAAAATACGTCTAAATATTTCTTAGAAGCGATAGAAGGAACATGAGAATATGAGATTTTATCCCATTCTTTATTACACATTTTAGTTTCAACGATTTCTAATTTTTTCCTTAAAGGAACTAAATATTCCTTTCTATATTTCTCCATCTTATGTTTATCATCTTTTGAATATAACATAGAAGCTATTTTTTGTGCTAAACATCTTCTCTTATCATTCCTATCATTTTCACTTGGAGACCATTTAGCACATAAAGAAATCGGTTTATCTTCATTCAATAATTCCTTATCTTCTTTTAATTTAGTAGCTATTAAATGTAATTCATAATTATCGGCGAAACATAGAATATCTTTCCAACATCCATATTTATTTATATAATTAAGAATATTTAATTTATAGGTATTTGGTTTATTCTTTTTTAACCAGAAAATACATTCATTAGAAATCTTCTTCTCTTTCTTTCCATTAAGTCTATCTCTTCCATTAAAAATTATCGCAATTGTTTGATATGGATTAATTTTCCAACATTCATTCAAATATTTAAAATTTATATCCCTTTTTAAAGTTCTCGAATACATCATATAATAATCTACTATCATATTTCCAGAAGTTTTAAGCGAAATTGCTCCATTTTCCGTATGACTTATATTAGACATTATATATCATATATCATAAAATTTTATATATATTTAAATATAAAAAACTATTTAAGAATTAGATTTATTAAATAAATTAAGGTATTTTGTATAAAATACAGCCAGCAATTTAATATATCCTTAGAAAGGTGTTTATTATCGCTTCTTGTATAAGGAGCATCCAGCAATCTAACCACCGCTTTATTGGTTTATTTCCGCTTCTTGTGTAAGAAGCATCCAGCAACATCATTATAAGTTTTATTTTTATTCTTGAAATCATATTAAAAAATGATTTTAGGATTTTTATTTAAATTTCATAATGAATAATCAAGAAAAAGGTTTATTATATGAAAGATTTATCAAAAATTATATAATCTCATATCTTAATAAAAATGCTTATCTATGGAATGAATGTCCTGAAAATATTTTAATAGAAAATAAATTAATTCAGTCTCATAATCATATGAGACTATTAAGAAAAGAAGGTCATTTACATTCTTATAAAGATATTGGTATAGATATTATTCAAATTACACCAACCGAAAAGATAAATGGGACAAGAATATTATAAAAAAATATAATATTTGATATTTATTTATTCTATTGATGTAAATGATCTCATTAAAGAGACTAACTACTTACATTTGACAGTCTTTTAAGACGGTTGGTAGTTTTTGTAAATCCACTCCTCTTTTATATCTTTCTGGTCGTTCGTTATATTCCATATAATAGTTAAAGATTTTTTGAATATTTTTACAACCATTCTTATCACGATTGATACAACCATTCCGTTTATTTTCCATTTTATATGTCCTTCATGTAATGATGATAATAAAGAAATTTCTAAATTAGGCTCATGGCTTATTTCTCAAACTCGAAGTTATAAAAATAATTTATATGCGATGAAAAACGAAGATATTAAAAATTTATGGAAAGAATTCTTATCACAATATTTATAATTATTGTTCTCTTTCTTTTTCGGTTTTAAATCTAATATTCATCCATCCTTTTGATTGATTATAAATTCCATAAATTTTCTCGAAATATGACCTAAATTGATTTCTATCAATCTTCTTATTTTTAGAATTATTATCATTTGCTAACCATAATTTGAAATCTGAATATAATTCCATTACTTTCATTCCATCTTTACTATCTTTATCAACAACTATACTATCATTAATATATTGTCCAATCAAATCATTATTTTCTCTGTAATTATTCGTTGAATTAATAACTTCACGAGGTTCAATGATTTTAAGCGGATTAATATTTTTATGTCTATGAATTAACATAGATATGAACATATTTGAAAATTTGTCAATTTTATCATTTAAATCAATATCCATTGGAAATTCATTCTTTTTTTCTGGGTTTGGATTTTCGCAAAATTTAGATTGAAAGGATATCAATCTAATACGCCGCCACACAGAATGGTCATTTGCAGTAACCTCAGGTAAATGATTACAAGCTAATATCATCTTAAATTGCGGTTTAAATTCAATAGGTTCTTTAAATAATCCTCTTACTAAAATTCTATCATTACCTGATAATTCCTTCATTAAACCAATATTTAATTTATCTTCTTCACTTGGTTCTGATAATACGGCAAAACGCCTACCTTTTGTTCTTTCTAATTCCGATTGAGCTGAATTGGATGAAGCTCTTTTCTGTGTTAATAGAGAAATAGGGAGAGTTGAGTAATAATCACCAATAGATTTTTGAATTAAATCTAATAATCTTGATTTTCCATTGCTACCTTCTCCAATGAAGATATAGAACCTTTCTTGAATAATACTACCATCAATAGCACATGCGAGAATATCAAGAACATAATTTCTAACTGCTTCACTTACGAATAATTTAGCAAAGAAATCATTAATTTCAATTACTTCATCACATGTTTCATCATAAGGTGTATAATATTTATTTGTTCCAAATGATATGAAATCTTCGGGCATTCCTTCGCGAAATAAATGAAGTTTCAAATCATATACTCCATTTTCAAATCCTAACAAATGAGATTTGCTATCTAATAATTCTTCAAATTTCTCATCTACGAACAAGCATTTACATTCTTTCATAATATTTTCTTTATATCCCGTATTTTTCAATTGGAAAGCGATTTTCATAGCACTCGCGCTTTTCTTATTTAATAATTCTTTTTCTCCTTCGTCACTTGATAATGCTACTTTTTGATTATAATATGTTGCTCTATCAAGGAATTTCTTACAAATTTCTTCACTCAATTCTTTTTTAAGTTTCAACCCTTCTTTGGTTTTAACCCATCTATGTTTATCTTTATCATATTTAAACCATATATTCCCACTAATCGCCTTATATTCTCCTTTATATATTCCTTGAACAACTTTGGCGACATCATAATGAGTTCCATTACTTGTAATAGCGATATCAATTAAAGGAAGAACTTGATTATTAATAATTTCCAAATATTTTTGAAGGTTATCTTCTTTCGCCCACCATCTCAAAGTTCCCATTCCCAAATTTTCTTTCTTCATCTTATTCCATAATTGCTGACATTCTCCTTCCATATAACTACTACTAATTTTTGAAAATTCAATCCACGTATTTAATAAACGATAATCAATATTTCGCAAAGTCCAACCAAGATTAATCCAATCATCATATTTATCAGCGCGTGAATGCGATAAACATTCGCTCACTAATTCTTTCGCGAGAATATATTCATCATCATTAGTAAAATTCTTAACCATATTCAAGATTTTATTAGAAATAATATTACTATCCAATTTATCTTTCTTTTTCTTATCCATCATAGGTAATATATGGCGAATATATTCATTAATATCATTCTTCTTATCTAAACTTATCTCATTCTCTTTTACATTAGTCTTCCTCATGGAAAATAATCTAATAAAATCAATTTCATCTTTCGCATTTATTTCATATTCATTTAAATATGTCTTTTGTTCTTCTTTATTAAATTTATAAATCTTGGAAACTCTATACGCATCACCATCAGGTTTTTTACTACCGTATAATAACCAACAATTAGCACTAATAATCGCCTTATCTACAATATCTTCATATAAGGAACATATGTCCGGAATATTGAAGATATCAATACCTTTCTCTAAAATCTTTGTTCTAATAAAATGTTGAATATTATTATTAATAATTATATGAGGAAAAACAATATGAATACCATCTTTAATTTTTCCACGAAATTCGCTTGGACTTGGTTTCTCCATTACATAAGCAATATTATGGTCTTCACTAACATCTAAATAAGTATTAATAATCTTGAAATAGCAATCAACAATAGTTAATATATTATTATCTTCATATTTCCTACGTATCTTCGTTATACCTTCATTATTAATATCTGGACTAAAACGGAAATCTAAATCTACACGAATAGGACTTGGGTCTAACGGTTTTTCGGTTAAATGTAATTGAACACCATTAGTAATCGCTAATTCATATAAATTTAAGAATGTATCATAACAATCAGCCGGTATATTTACGGAAACCCTTGGAATACCCATACTCGTATTTGAGAATGGCTTCCCTTTATCACTCTTATAATTATCTAAAAAGGTTCGTAAATCCCCTATTGCTGTCATTATATTATTTTAAAATATTAATATATTAATCATTTTTTATTTTTAAATGTCATATTTATAGAAAAATAATGGAGTTAGAATATTGTAGTCCCATTGCTATTCGGCATAATAATAAGATTTGTTATACTAAAAATTCATTAACTACTATCATAAACGTTTGGAATTATCTCCTTCCTCTCGATAAAATCATTTATAATTCTACCGAAGAAGCGCCCGAATTATTCAAGAAATTAGATGATAAATTTAAATCTTATCTTCGTAAAGATAATACTTATTGGAGTTGGACGGAAATTCTCATACATATCGCCAATAAATTAAATAAGCCGAATATCATAGATCAGCTAAGACCGATTGAAAAGAAGGATTTAAGACCATCACAACCCGCTGATTGGGTTTCAAATCCCGTTGAATGGTTATCAAATCAGGATATTCATAAATGTCTTATTCAATATGATAATGTTGCGGAATATAAATATAAATTTATTGGAGTTTTTTCAATAGATTTTGGAATTCCAAAAAATCCGATAAATCTCAAAAAAATCATTGAAAAGAACCCTAATATCTCTTATATAGGTTTCATAACTAATTTATCAAGAGCACATGAAGTAGGAACACATTGGACATCATCTTTTTTTGTTCTTGACCCTTCTTTAAAATCATATGGCGGTTATTATTATGATAGCACAACAGGAAGAATTCCAAATGACTTACAACCGGTATTTGATGATATTAAGAAACAAGCGGAGGAATTATTTAAAAAGCCATTTATAATAAGGGTTAATAATAATAGACATCAATTTAGCACGACGGAATGTGGGGTTTTTTCAATAGCATTTCAAACGCGTTGGATATCAATATTAAGGACAAATAAAAATATAGAATTTGAGGAAATCGTTAGTTTTGAGGGATATAAAGACGATGTTATGAAGAACTTAAGGAATAAGATATTTAGACCGAATATAAATTCACTTAAAATAAAATCATAAATTTATTATCAAATATGGATTTTGAAGAATTATATAAAATTTCGTTGAAAATGTTAAATGATAAATTTAATATAAATCAATATCCAAAAGAAGATTTTTTAATTATTTATAAAACATTTTATCAAGAAAATAAAACACCTACAAATGATATTAATAAGGAAATTTTAAGAAAAATAAATCAATTATTTTCACAACCTATTAAGACTGATATAGATAGTAGAGTTAAGGAATTAGAAAATGTAAGGAATAATATTGATAAAATTTCAACAATTCCCGCATCTCAGCCAATATCATCAACATTAGTGAAAGAAGATATGATAATTCCGCAAATTCAAATAACTAACGAAGATAAACATATTTCATATAAAACATTTATTATAAATACGATAAGGAATAATTTTAAAATTACCCCATCTATTAATATTAAATCAAGTTCCATATTTCCGTGTTATTTATGTATTCCATCAAATATCAGGAAAGAAACACCATATTTAATATTATCTATAAATGATGGAATAAAAAATAATAATTATACATTTATACCTACGTTTGAAAATAAATGGGATATATGGAAACCAATAACGGAGACTTATAATGAGATTAATCTTAATAATAATAAATGGACAATAGTTATTTATGATTTTTTAAATAATATTATTGATTTTGATGAATATTATTCAACTATATATAATGTCATATATGATAAGAATGATGAAATGTATTCGCTAAAAATAGATAATATTCATCTATTTAATAAAAATGATAAGATTAAATTAATAATGAAGGATGGAACTTCGAGGGATAATAAGATAGCTGATATTAAAAATGATAAGATTTATATATATCCCGAAAATCTTGAATATAAGGATTTCATAGACGCTAAATTATTTAATTATAATAATCAATTTTCATTATTATTCAAATATTATTCTAAATAATTATCACGAAGATTAATAGGAATAATAAGACAATCATTGATAAAATATCTAATTTATTTTTTAATTTAATTATTTGATTTTTGGATAAATATGTCGGTATCGGTTCATTATCCAAATTAATAATTAAAAGATAGATGATATATCCTATGATTATTTTTATAACCATATGGGATAAAACTCCACCGGAATTTATATGTAAATTACAATAATTAAAAACAATTCTTAATCTAAATAAATCAACATTAACAATAACGACGAATAAGAATAGTATTGCTACATAACTTATTGAATAATAAATGATGGCTTCTTTAATAGATTTCACGAATTTATTATCAATGAATTTATAAGTAGTATAGAGGGCACAATATCTTAAAAAGATGATTAAAAAGGCGAATATTAATTTATCATTAAAAGTTAATTCAAGTTCTTTTAAAGGGTCAAGATTATTATTCTCAACACTTTCGTAAAAATTAGCATTTGCTATATCATAATTCTTTTCTTTAACATCTTTCGCATAATTATTTAAGATTTGTTCGAATAACGTATTACCTTTATTATCAATGAATTTTTCTAATATTTGGTCTTTATGAGCACTATTAGGAATATACGTAGATACTTTTAATTTTCTATAATCTTTTTTAATATTATCAAATCTCTTTTTAATTTGATTTTTTCTTTCTTCAAATGTAATTTCTTCATCTTTATCTTTAAATGTAATATCTTTATTTAATAAATCACCAATATCATTATCATCTTTTACATCAAAAGCTCCTCCTTTTTTCTTGGGATTTCTTTCATTATCTAAATCTTTTTGTGTATCAATTAAATTTTTATTTAATGTTTCAAGATCTTTTTTAATATTTTCAATTTTAGTTTTTAGTATATCTATTCTATTAGAATTTTCACCATTTGGATTATTTGTTTCAAGTGCTTCAAGATCTTGCTGATAGTTATTTTTATTTTCTGTTTTTTGTTCTTTTTGCTTTTTTAAATCTTTAATTTTTTGTTTTAATTCTTCTTGTCGTTCATTTATATTTCTTGCTTCGACTTCTTCTTTT